GGATATACGACAGGGGTGGAGTTGACCGAACACTGATACCGTTGAAGTTGTAGCATCTTCCATTAACGACAGAATCGATTTTTTGTTCAATCTGCGCATAAGGGTCCTCGTCTTCCACGAAATCGCAGCCTTTCTCAAAGAATCCGACAGACGCTCTCGACCTGGGTTTAAATGAGCGGCATGAGCGATATAATAAGGGAGCAGAGCACAGGCTGTTAACGTAACTCGCAACGTACGAACCAGCTCCACCAGCGGAACGCTGGAAATCTGAACGACCGAATTTCCAACTCTTATCGTGACAGTATCGTAAAACCTCGGAGACTTTCTCCGAGTTTGTGAATAGTAAGAGATGATAATGCGGACGGAAATGGACAGGGCCGTACTCACCGACAGCGTAGAAATGTAGCGTTTCATATTTTCCTAGTTGTTGAAATAAATATTTACGTAATCTTTTAATATAATTCTGAACATCAACATAGTTTAAAAAGGGAATAAGGTTATCACGACCGTATTGTTCAGAAGCGGGATAATCCGTTTTGTCAACCGATTGCGTCTTATAGATAAAACTACGAATAGCAGCCATACTAAGAAACCAATTGTCCTTAACAGGAACATATTCCTTAATCTCACGGTCAAACGGCACTGTACCCTGTACCTGTTCGAAGAATATATGACGCAGTATGGAGTCATCATCACATCGATACTCGGAAACAGGAATATATTTATGATATTCATCACCAAAATGAATATCTCCTGAGATACCTAAAACATCCTCATATTCACTGTGGAGAACCTTACAATTCATAAGAGGAATATGTTCGTTGTCATACGTAAGAGTTACAAAATAAGAATACTTAAAAGCTCTTCCAGCGGTCTTCACACGCATGGACGCTTTCTGAGCACGCTTATGGATGCAATAATCGCATTGACCACAATCCACGGCAATACGTGCACCGTTATAACGATTAGTAATAAACGAACGATGCTGGCAATGATCAGCCGCTTTCAGTAAATCAGGAGAAAATTTCATAATTATTTACGTTTGTCTATCACCTGCCGACGATTACGAGAGCAGAATGAAACATGAATAAATGTCGGATATATAATAAGCTGGTCGAATGGCGAAACGTTATCAGAGAAAAAATGAATCGTTTCGAGCAAATTATTAAATGTAGTAGAACCATAAGGTTTAATATCAACAGCCTCGCCTACAAGATGTTGGGAATTCGGAACACCTCCAGCAGCTTTATTCTGTTCAGGAGTACGTCTAGCGCTAGTCACCGAAAAATGAACATTAAAGTAAAGCAGATACTCAAAAAAATGCATAAGAGTATAATTCATAGTCCGATAGCATTAAGAATATAACCAAGAGCAGCGGAAACAGCTCCAATTACAATTTTCCAAATATTATTGCTTTTCATTGTTTTGAGTTTTAAGTTCGACAAAACTATTAAATTCTTGAATCGAATCCACAATAACAATAAGACCCAACGAAGAAACTCGCTCAGAATAATTTCCAAGACCATCGAGAGAATCGATAACATAAGGCGAAATAACATCACGACCAGTGGTTTTGTCTTTAACTGAAATAATAAACTTTAGCATAATTGTAAGAATTTTAAAATGTTAATAATAGTTGTAACTTCTAACTGGGGCAAATATACAAACTATTTTATAATTCCAAAAGAAATATCTTTTTTTTTAGATTGTACCATAGAGTGTGAGTTGTGCGTTTATGGACAAGGGATGGAGAATTCGAGAGGATAACTCGAATTTGCTTTCGCACACAACTAGGGGCTTCGCTTAATTGACAAGTGAGTGTATACAGGGGTGTATAGGCACGGCAGGTCAGATAGAACCTGCCTTTGCGCACTCCGTGCTAAAATACCGGAGCGGAACGCTCCTATAAGGAAGTCGCTCCGCTCCATATTTCGATCAGGCCCTACGCGGGCGGCGGGTGTATATCGCTCAAACGCCGCGATAGGCTTCTAGTCCTGAAGTATGTTCTTATTTACGGCCAAAGTTACCAAAACGAGCACCGGCGCCAACAACATTACCAGCACCAAAGGCAATAGAACCAAGACCACGGGAAACAGATTCCCAATAATGAGTACGGCCTTGTTTACGAGCCAAGTCTGCGCCATATTCAGCAGCTTTCTGATTCGCCATAGAAGTTTTATACTCCGTATGTTTACGAAGTTTAACATTCTTATAATCATACGTACTATCACGATATTGCAATTCATTAGAGGCATTAGCTGCCTTAATCAAAGAATCAGCCGTCTCGGAAGCTACACGATTGTCAATTTTCTTACCGGAAGCCTCAGCAGAAGCAAGAATAGCACGCTGAATTTCAGTCTGTATTTGCTTCTCAGTAAGAGCACCTTGAGACTGGAGATTGGCTAAAGTTTGAGCCTTAATAAACAAATCAGCCTGTTGATTCTGGTCCATATACTTATTCATAATACGTTGAGCATCAGAATTAAGCAAAATCTGTGCTTCTTGAGCAGCAGATATACGTTCAGCAAACTGGGCGTTTTTTAAATTCTGAGCCTCAGTAGACTGGTCCAAAGCAGCAGACACACGGCCCGTATCCTTATTCCAATAACCGGAAGAGCCAATAGCTAAATTCTTCCAGTTAGTAAGACCTCTATAATAATCAGACAAAAGAGGAGTTACCGTATCAGTCTGACGTGCACGAGAGCCTGATTCACCAGCAGAAGCCTCAGAAGCCTTAGCTTGAGCAAGGGAAGCAAGAGACTGGAACACGCTAGAAAAATTAGGCTTATAGGCCTGCATACTAGGAACAGGAGCAGCAGTAGCAGCAGCTCCGCCTGAAGCAGGAGACCTAGAACCAGCCATAGCAGCAGAACCTTGAACAAACGGATTCAAACCACGAGAAATCATAGCGTCAGGAGAATTGTAGGCATTATTCATGCCCCACATCTGTTGCTGCCAATCACGTTGAATCTGAGCCTGCTCTGCGTTAAAAGCGTTCTGCTCACGCATCATACGGAGATTAACCTTATTCTGATGATTCTGATTAACCATACCGACAACATTGTCAGTAAGATTTGCAGCCGAAGAGGCTATAGCGTCAAATAAACCCATTATGATTCAGAGGCAGAAGCGGAATCCGTGGACGGCGCTGCCTTAGTCTCTGCCAACATAGATTCGGCATAAGCCGATAATTCTGACTTCTCACTGGACAACTGCTGTAAAACAGCCTGACGTTCAGACATAGTCTGACAATGACGGGAGATAACACAATCAAAACGTTCTTCATCAGTCATACCATCCATAACAGTAGACTGAGTAGGGTGCATTTGAGAAAGAATATTCTGGACATTCATGTCACCAAGCAACCGACGATATTTTTCCTGATTTAGCAAAATCTGCGTCATATCACATTGAATCAAGTCACCATCAGGAGATTCGTCATACATAACTGTATCATATACAGACTGTTGATAACACGGATTATCCTCAATCAACTCGGGAACAACCTCATTTTTAATATAATCGGGGTTTTTATAAGCAAAACTTCTCATAACAATACAAATTAATAAGGTAAACCATTTCTGTCCAAGTTCTGTACGGCATATACTTGGAAATTAACATTACAGAGCAACTGGTCAAACGCAACAGAACAGTTCGCAGCATCAATTTGAGGAACGAATATAGAATTCAGCTGTTGAGGACGAACTTTCATAGACTGGTAAGACCAAACACCAGCGGAAGTCAAAACTTGCCAGCCATCAAGAGGGGCAACCCAAGACTGATAAACAGCACCAGCACGGAATCCAGCGTGAACGGTATCAATATTAGATTTCCATTGCCAATAACGGAGGTTATAACCAAGAGAACCGGAAACATTACGGCCGGGGTTATTCTGAAGATTCAGAGCAGGAACAGCTTGCATACCAAGCTGGTCAAATGCAGGTTGCGGGAAGTCAGAGATAGCAGTCACGGTCAATTGAGGATTTTGGCCGGTCAGATTCCAATCCAGCATAGGTACAGCGTGATATACACACATAATTACCTGATGTTCAGCGCCACAGTCATAAGTAATAGTATGTCCGGAATTACTGGATACACCTTTACCAGCAATAGAAGCCTGAGAAGAATCAGAATCAAGATTAGTATTAACTACCTCATTAATGTTGATAACACTGGACCAACCACCAATATAATGTGCATGATTGCCCATGTACTCGGGGGCTTTAATACCGAATTGAGCGGCCATTTGGTCTGAATAGTCCTTACTACTAAACTGGACTACTTCTTTCCAACGCTGGAGGTATTCTGTGGCACGGACTGAAAGGGCAGAGAGGTCGGTATTAACGCGAAGTAACCTATCAGAATTAGTAGAGTTGGCTGAAGTTGTCTGCACAGTATTACCGCCAGCAGGATTACGAACAGATGAATTACTAATACCATCAGTAGCACGAGCCAAAACAACATTAGTAGGTAGCGTCCTGTCAAGAGGCGAAAGGAGCGCTACAGAACCATACTGAGAAGAGGGAAGAATACCCATAAAGTAGTCTTTCGGATAATTCGCATAGCGCAACTGAACCATATCAGTAACCAATCCAATAGTACCAGATCCGGACCAATAGTCTACATTATAGGCGTAAGCTTTGTGATTTTCCCATTGGTTGTTGCTGAAAAAATCATAATAAATCTTCTGATAAGCAAGGAACGGAAGAGCATTGACAGTCTGCGAAGTCTGATAAACCAAAGGATTAGCAGCATCACCAAGGGCATCAACACCTAAATATTTCTTAGTAATAGCAGCCTTGCCTGTATTTTTAGAATCAATCATAGAACCATAGCCAAGCAAATCAAGCAACTTACAAGAACCATAGACAATAGGAAAACCTGCATCGTCACGGGTATTAGGCTGGTCACCAGCATTAGCCGTCTGAAGGAACACACTAAAAAGGTTCTGAGTAACATTAGGTACAGAAGTAAGCGCAGGCGTATTTGAGGTAGAACTAGCTGCACTAGTCGCATAGTCCGTCATTTGAGTAAACGCCTGCGGAAGAGCACGAGAAATCAAACGTAACGGCACAGCGTAGAAGTCATAATACTCCTTAATACGAGTATAAGCAGCCGTATTAACCGGAACAGTACGGGTAAACCAATCAGAGGAAATACGATACTTCGTATCGGGAATAGCAATCTGCCAATAGCAAGGAAGAATTTCACCTACTTTAGCTGTAAATAATTTTTTCGAACTCAAGTCGAAGGAAGACCGATGAGTAGGAATCTTAGCTCGGCCTAAAGGATTAAAATCACTCATAATTAATTAATATTTAAATTAAACCATACGGTTGAAAATATTATTAGCATCATTAAGCTGTTTATGCTTAATCATATCACGACAGAATGTTGCACTACGATACCGGAGCTGCTCAAGGAGTTGAACCGTTTCACATGAAACGTCCGACAAGACATCACGCTCCTGCCCGTTCGCAGGCAACGCAAACATACAATCCGATATGTTCGGGTTAGCGGAACGTATGTTGAATACATCTCGTAGACTCTCATAATCCTTTTTCTTTTCATACTCTATACCTTTCTTAATGATAAAATTAATACGGCCGGAATAAACACTAAGATCAGAGCCGAACTCAGGCAAATGCCAATTCCGGAAGAACTTATAGACATATAAGAATAGCCGATATAGCTTATTAATATAAGATTCGATATCGACATCACTAGAACAGTTAACAAACCTAGTAAGACACCGAGAAGCATGTAATATAATCTTGTCATCATCAGTAAGAATAGAATTGACTTTAAGATATTGATAATAAGTGCGGACAAGACTCAAAATTGAGTCCTGTTTGTAGGCAACAAATCCGAATCTTGCAATTCTTTTTGGCGTTCGATGTACAGCGAGAAGAATTCGAGCAATCGTAATACCATCGTCATTGCGAGCAGACGAGAATCGGGGGAGTAAGGTACG